AAAATAAATTAAAGAACTACTCTATCGCTGGTATAAATTCTGAAATAGTAGACTTAAAGATACTATATGTGGAAATAGACACAACAATCTACTACAATCCATCACAGATTGCATCTGCTGCTAGTTTAAGAAGTTCAGTTGTCGAAGGATTGAGTGAATATGCAGAAAATGTTGAACTAAACAAGTTCGGTGGTAGATTTAAATATAGTAAAGTTAGCACTTTAATTGACCGTATTGACAATGGAATTACATCTAATATTACTAAAGTAATTGTCAGAAGAGATTTGAAGGCATTATTAAATCAATTTGCACAATATGAACTTTGTTTCGGTAATAAATTTAATATTAATCCTGCAGGATTTAACGTTAAGAGTACAGGATTTACTATAAATGGATTTAATGATGTTGCATATATTACAGATGTGCCAAACAAGACTGCCTCTGGTTCTTTAGATGGTTCTGAAAAGGGTACACTTTCAATTGTATCTAAAAATAATAGGGGTGAACAGAGAGTTATTGTAAAGGATGCTGGTATGGTTGATTATAAAAAAGGTGAAGTAATTTTAAATACAATCAATATTACATCAACAGTGAATGATAATAACATTATTGAAGTTCAGGCATTTCCTGAATCAAATGATGTTGTTGGTTTGAAAGATTTGTATCTCAATTTTGATGTATCAAAGAGTACAATAAATACTATTAAGGACGTAATCGCTTCAGGTGAAGATGTTTCAGGAGTCCTATTTACTAGAGATTATTACACATCAAGTTACTCTAACGGAGATTTAGAGAGGAAATAATTTATGTCAAATATTGACAAAAGAATACAAGTCAATACTATTATTGAAAATCAGTTACCTGAGTTTGTGGTATCTGATTTTCCTAATGCAACTGAGTTTTTAAAACAATATTATATCTCACAGGAGTTTCAAGGTGGACCTTCTGATTTAATTAATAATTTTGATCAATATTTAAAAGTTGATAATTTAGTTCCTGAAGTTGTTGTCGGTGTTACAACAATTTCTGCTGATGTATCGACAACAGATACAACCATTACTGTACCTAGCACTAAGGGTTTTCCATCTGAGTATGGATTACTTAAGATTGATGATGAAATAATTTCTTATACTGGTATTACTTCAACATCCTTTACTGGATGTATTCGTGGTTTTAGTGGAATTACTGGATTTAATGTCGGAGTATCTTCATCACTACTTGAAGTCAATCGTGAAAGTTTAAAATTTAATGAAACATCTGCAACAACTCACACATCTGGTTCTACATTAACAAATTTATCAGTATTATTCATACAGGAATTCTTCAAAAAAATAAAGAAATCTTTTTTACCTGGTTTAGAAAATAATAATTTTTCTGAGGATTTAGATGCTGGTAATTTTGTAAAATTTGCTCGTTCATTCTATCAATCAAAAGGTATTGAAGAATCAGTAAGAATACTATTTAAAGTATTGTATGGTGTAGAATCAAGAGTATTAGACTTAGAAGGCAATCTTATAAAACCATCTGATGCTGAGTTTATACGTCGTGAAGTTGTTGTAGCAGATTTAATCACACCAACTGGAGAACCACAAAACTTAACTGGTCAAACAATATTCAAATCCACTGACACTTCAACAAATGCATCAGTATCAGAAGTAGAAATAATCAAAAGAGAAGGTAAAAACTACTATAAAATTGCATTATTTGTTGGATTTAGTGATCGTGACTTGATTGAAGGTGTATTTACTGTTCCTGGTAATACAAAAGTTCTTGATGATGTACCTGCAGGTGCTACAATTATTAATGTTGACTCAACTGTAGGATTTGGTACTACGGGAACTGTTATTAGTGGTGCTAATTCTCATATAGATTATACATCTAAATCAATAAATCAATTCTTTGGATGTAGTGGTATTGGTGTTGGAATTGGTACTGCTGATAATCTTAGAGCAAATGAAACAATATTTGGATACGAGAATGGTGATTTATCAAAAAGAGTTGATTTAAGAATAACTGGTGTACTATCAGAATTAGTCCCTATTTCTGATATTAGTTTGATTAATGAAGGAGAAAACTTCTTTGTAAAAAATATTGGTGAAAAGATTGAGAATGATAATGATAATTACAAACAAATTTTTGCCAACTCTTGGATTTATAATACAAGTTCAAGATTTCAAGTCGATATACCACTTGGTAGTTCAACATTTACCTTAAAAACAAACATCGATAAATCATCTCTCAAACTTGGAGATAGGTTTGATATCTTGAAACGAAATGAGCAAGTTGTTGTTGGTAGTGGTACAGTTGCAAGTATAAACGTTATATTAAATCAGATAACTGTTTCTAACATCGCTGGATTTACACAAGATGCAAATCAACTATATGATATTCGTAGGAAGGTAGAGAAAGTTGCAAGTTCAGGTGTTAACATTTTACAGGGAAATGATTCAATTATTGCAGATACTTTAAGTGTTTACACTGATGGTAATGCTGACGGATATGTAGCATCAAACTCTCTTCCAAGTTATGATATTACAACAAATATAATTGAAGAAACTCTTACAGGAGGAACTGCGTCAAGTCTTGATGCCTTCAATCCATTAAATGATAGATACAGTTTTCTTAACTTTAATATTAGTAGAAATATTAAATTCATTCAGGGTGATGCTGTAGTATATCAACCTGAAGGAGATGCACTTATAGGTTTAGATACTGGAAGAACATATTTTGTAGATCCTGTCTTACCAGAACCAGGTCAAGATATTACAAAGATAAGAATTTTTAATTCTCTAGCACAAATTGGTTCTGCAAGTACAGTTCAAGTTGGTCCAACTACATCAACGACTGATATTCATAGATTTGTACTAAAAAAACACGCTAGTCGTAATTTAGATGCTGATAAAATCTTAAGAAAGATTCCTTTAGTTCAAAATTTATTTGTTAGTTCAAATCAAGATATTCCTACAAGTGATATTGGTATATTGATAAATGGGGTTCAGATTCACTCACCTATTTCAGATAATCAAATATATTATGGTCCTCTTGAATCTATTGACCTATTAAATGGAGGAGATGGGTACGATATTGTCAACCCTCCTATAGTGGGAATTGAAACAAGTAGTGGAATAGGTGCTGCTGTTGAACCTATTATAAGAGGTTCTGTAAAAGATGTATTTGTAGATCCACAAGAATTTGATATTGAGCAAATAACAAGTATTTCTTTGACAGGTGGTAATGGAAATGGTTGTGTATTGCAACCAATATTAGGTAATAGAAACAGAGAATTACAGTTTGATAGTAGAGATGTATTTTTTAACGGTGGTGTAGATATATTAAATGAAACTATAACATTTAAATCTCAACATAATCTAACTGATGGTCAGTTGGTTTATTACGGTTCAAATGGAAATAATCCAATAGGTATTGGAACTGCTTTTGATCCTGAAAATAAAGTTAGTGGTACATTATCAGATGGTGCACCATATTTTGTCAGATCTGTAAACCCATCTACAGTAAGAATATTTAATTCAAAAGCAGATGCTTTATTTGGAACAACTGGTATCAATACTGTAGGTTTATCAACAGACACTGATGCAAGTGGTATCCACAAATTTAGAACAGAAAATAGAAATACTTTAGTTGCGATTAAAGTATTAGAAGAGGGTTCTGGATATACTCATCGTAAATTAAGAGTAAAACCAACAGGTATATCTACATCACTAAATGTTGTTACGTTTAAAAATCACGGATTTCAAAGTGGTGAGATAGTTGAATATTCTGCAGAGACAACAGCGATACAAGGATTAAGCACATCTTCATCATATTATATCAACAAATTAACTAATGATACTTTCCAACTCGCAGATGCAGGTATTGGTGGAACATCAACTGTTGATTATAATAGAGGTAAGTATGTAAACTTTGCTTCATCTGGAGAAGGATTCCAAATATTTAATTATCCGCAGATAAAAGTTAATGTAGATGTATCTTATGGTTCAACAATTACAGGTGATATTGTTATCACTCCTGTTGTAACGGGAGAGTTAATTGGTGGATATCTTTATGAAGAGGGAACAAATTATGGTTCAACCACACTTGATAAAGAGGTAATACCTAAAGTATCAATTGAAAATGGTAAATTTGCAGAATTTAAACCTATTATTGTAAATGGTAGAATTACTGATGTAGCAGTTGTAAACAGAGGTAGAGAATATAATTCAAGTCCTGAACTTAGAGTTATATCAACAGGCACTGGAGCTGGTGCTATAATTCGTCCTGTTATCGAAAATGGACAAGTAATTGATGCTATAGTTACAAATACTGGTATTGGTTATAGTAGTCTTTCAACGGAAGTTAGAGCATTTTCTAGAGGTTCTAGTGGTGTCTATGCTGCTAGAGTTAGAAGTTTAACTTTAAATAATACACATAGATTTGGTGATTCATTCTTATCACAAAAAGAGGATACACTCAAGTTTAGTATCTTAGGTTATTCTCAAGAAATAGCAAATAATTTTGAAAATACATTTACAGTTAATACTAACGGTGAATTCAATCAAATAATTGGACACTCACCAATTGTTGGTTGGGCATATGATGGAAATCCAATATATGGACCTTTTGGGTATTCAGATCCAAGTAATATAAACTCTGACTTAAAAATATTAAAACCATCTTATGTAACTGATATTAACAGAGTTGAGAATCGTCCAACAGGATATTCAGCAGGATTTTTTGTAGAAGATCACGTATATGATGGCACAGGTGATTTAGACATTCACAACGGAAGATTTGGAAAAACTCCAGAATTTCCAAATGGTGTTTATGCATATTTTGCTACTGTTGGATTAGGAACTGGTACAAATAAATTAGAAGGAATATACCCTTACTTTATTGGTAATACTTATCGTTCTCCTTTCATTGCGGAAAATCAGGTTCTTAATCAGGAGTTTGATTTTAATAATTCTGGTTTAAGGAGAAATACTCTACCATATAATGTTGATGAACCATTTGCTGGAAATGATTTTGTAATTGAATCTTATGAAAAAATAAGACAAGTTTCAAAAATTGAGTCTGTAACTAAAGGTGAAGTAGATGGATTTACCATTTTAAATGGTGGTAGTGGATATAAGGTTGGTGATTTAACAGAATTTGATGATGAAGGTACAAATGGTTCTGGATTCCGTGCACGAGTTGATGAAATAGTTGGAATAGGAATATCTAGAATTGATACAACAATTGTTCCATTTGATGGTGCCACATTTGAATGGAAGAGTGGAGATGAAGTTGAAGCAACATTTTTACCATTTATTGAGTTAAATGATGAAACAACAGTAAACATATCAGGATTAACTAGTTCAATTGTTAACTTAACTGATAATTTTACTGTAGGTGTTAAAACAGATACCATCGGTCTTGCTAAGTCAATGACTGTGGGTTCAAATAGTGGATTAATACAAGACATCTATGTAAGTCAAATACCAAATACAGTTTCGATTGGTGGTTCATTAAAAGTTGGTTCTGGAAATGTAAATCTAGACAGTGAAATTGAAACATTACAAGTATTAAATATATTCCCTCTAAGAAAAGTCATAAGAGTATTAAGACATACAGGTATTGCTCATACATTAGGTTCAAATGTCGATGTTTTAAATAACCGCATTAGTATTCCAGTAAAGACATCACAATTTACATCAAAACCAAAAGAAACTATATTCTTTAATGGACCTCAATCTGTTGGAGTTGGTACAACAGCTGGTGGTGCAATTGAGGTAGAAAGAGTTACTGGAGAGATATTAGAAAATATTTCTATACCAACCAGAACAATTCATATTCCAAATCATCCATTCAAAACAGGTCAAAAATTAGAATTGCATAAAAGAGTTGGTGCAAATCGTTTTGATGTAGGAAGAACACCTCTAGTTACTGAGTTTAAGTTACCATTCTTAGGTGCCAATTCAACTGAAGTGTATGTAATTGATAAAGGAGAAAATAATATTGGTCTTGTAACTACTAGAGTTGGTATTGGAAGTACGAGTGAAGGATTATTCTTCTATAGTAAAGGATCAAATTCAGGTATTTCTTCAGGATTATATAATTTACAAACTACTGAGGATAGAATCACAGGTAATATTGAAAAAATAGTCACCACAGTATCTACAAATGTTTCTGCAGCGAATACAACAACACATAATTTAGTTGAGGGTGACACAATTAGAATGAACGTAGTTCCTAATCTAAATGTGGGTAATGGAACAACAATTCCTGTATCTGTGAATTATAATGCTGAATTTGAAAAATTAATTATAGATCCTATACTATTCACTGCTTCAGATGTTGAAACAAATCAAATTGATATAGTTGATCACGGATTTAAAACAGGTGATAAAGTATTTTATGATGGTGGTGCAACTGGATTGAGCACAGGAACATATTTCATTAACAGAGTAAGTAGTAGAAGATTCCAATTATCTGAAACAATTGAAGATAATAACTCAAATCCAGTAAGAACTGTAAGTATAACAGCAAATACTGGTGGCGATCAATCAATCGGATTGATAAATCCAAGAATCGATGTTGTCAGGAATTCTAAATTAAATTTTGGTTTAACAAGTAGTACTTTACTAGACTTTGATTTTAAATTATTCTATGATAGAGATTTAACTAATGAATATTTAAGTTCACAAGACTCTCCTTCATTTAATGTAGGTGCTGGAGGAACAATTGGTATTGGAACAAATAATACTGACCCAATCGGTGCTGCACTTACTGTTCAATATTCAGCATCATCACCAGGTAGGTTGTATTATGGTTTAACAAAGGGTGGATTTATTAGTACTGCAGATACAGAAGTTTCAAATTATTCTGAAATAAGATTTATTGATAGTAAGTACAATGGAGAATATAAGATATCAAACGTAACTGATGACACATTCCAAATCTCACCAAAAACACCTGAATTTTTAAGTTATACTGCTGCAGATTGTGATATATTAGAATACTCTACAAAATCACCTGCTGTTCATGGTTCTATAAAAGATTTAGATATCATATCTCCAGGTTTTAATTATAAAAAACTTCCTCAGTTTAAGTCTGTTAAGAGTGAGAATGGAACTGATGCAAATATTATTGCGTCTTCTAGGGATATTGGTAGAATTAAAAAGATTAGAATTGTTGATATTGGTTATGAATATTCATCCGATAAAACACTAAGTCCAGAAGCATTTATCTCACCTGTTGTAAACATTGATAATCTGGATGTTATTGATTCAGTTAATATTATAAGTGGTGGTGCTGATTATATGAGTACACCTAATTTGATTGTATTCAATCCAGTATCAAATACAGTTGTTGACACATTATCATTACAACCATTTACCCCTAACCAAACAATATCAAGAGTTGATGTTTTATCACCTGTGACTGGATTAGATTCAGTAGTTCATAAGATAATTTCAATAAACAACTCGAACGGTGTAGGAATTAATTCACTTCAAACAAGCAATTCGGGTGTTGTTACTTGTTTCCTTGAGACTCCTATTAATGGATTTGAAAATCAACCATTTGCAACAGGGGATCAGGTATATGTTGAGGGTATACAAAGAGTAGGAGAGGCAGGAATTGGTGCTACACAAGGTGGAATATCAACTAATACAACAATCGAAGGTACTGGTTACAATTCAGACAACTATAATTATCAATTCTTTGATGTAGATGAGTATATCATAGGCACACAGTGTATTTTGAAATTTAGCACAGCAGGTGTAACTACAAATCCAGGTATTGCAAAAACATTCCAATCTGGTTATGCAACTTTAGTTAATAAGAAAAAATATCCAGTTATTGAACCTATACAATCAAGAGGTGTATTTGAATTAAAAGAAACACTCATAGTCGGTACTGAAATCACAGATTTAAAAGTTATAGAGGTAAGAAATGATTACATTAAAATTGATGGAAAGTATAAATTAAGAATCGGTGACAGAATAAAAGGTGAATTAAGTAACGTATCTGCTGAAATTACTGGTTTAGTTGATAATCAAGCAAAATTTACCACTGATTTTTCAAATAGACAAGAATATGGTTGGTTAGATGATATTGGTAAATTAAATGAAGATTACCAAGTCATACCTGATAATGATTATTACCAAAATCTCTCTTATACAGTTAAGAGTCCAATTGAATGGGAAAAATTCTCAAATCCAGTGAATCGCTTAGTTCACCCATCAGGTCTAAAAAACTTCTCCGATACTGCAATAACATCAAATCTAAAAGTCGGAGTTGGTCAAGTCAGAGAGTCAAATCAAACTGTTGTTTTAGATGTAGGTAATGTTTTAGAACTTAATGATAAACAGAGAGTTGATGCAATTAATAATTTTGATTTTGCAAGAGATTTTGACACTAGAGTGAATGGTTCCAAATTCTTAACCTTTAAAAATAGAACTCTATCCGATTTCACAAGATGTAAGACAAACAGAGTTTTATTACATGATGATATAAGTGATAACTTCTCAAGTGAAGGTTTTGAGAGCACTAATACAATTATTGAACCATTAGTTGAGGACTTTGGACATTATCTTGTACAAATAGTTGATCCTGATAATTTTGATACTCAGTTTTCAGAAATTGTTACTCTAACAACTGAAAGTAGTGCATTTATTCTTGAAAAAACAACTGACTTTACAACAGTTAAGTTAGGTGACTTTAATACTGAAATATTACAAACTGGAACTAAGAATCTAGTTTTTGAACCAACTGAGAAGTTTATTAAAGATCACGATATAAAAATATTGAAAATTGATTTCAATACAGATTTAGCAGGTATCGGAACAAATGGTATTGGTAGTGTTGATTTAACTGGTGTAAACACTGGTGTAGGTTCAACAACCATTGGATTTACAACTTCATCAATTATAGAAGTTCCAACATATGATTTCAATGGTTTATATGCAACCGTATTTGTTCAAGATAGTTTCACAAAAGAAATTAATTACAATGAAGTCATAGTTGATTTCGATGGAACAGATACAACAATTGCTGAAACGTACGTTGATACTCAATCTGGATTAAGTCAGTCTTCCATTGGTATTGTTACTGCAAGAGTAGAAAATAATCTTATTAAATTACAAGTTGAAAATGATAGAATAAACACACTTGATGTTAGAGCGAATATTGTTGGATTAGGTTCTACTGCCTCTGGAATTGGAACTTATCGTTTTTCTGTTGCTGGTCAACCTGCTGGTGCTGAAAGAAGTGCAAGATTAGAATCAGGTTATGTAACAACAACATCAAGTCCAGTAACATATACAACTCTAAACAAATTAGTTGATAGTAGCGTAAAATCATTAGTCAGAGTTTCTTGTGGTGAAACATCAGCAGTGCATCAAGTGATATCAATTCGTGATGTTGATGACATTCTAACTGTACAATATCCATTTGTGTCAGCTGGTTCAACAACAGGTATTGGAACATTTGGTGGTGAAATAAGTGGTGATGATATTAATTTAAGATTTTATCCTGATTCTGAGTTTGATTCATTAATAGAGATTCAATCATATAATCAAATATTATACACAGCAAGTGATTTTGAAAATACACCACCAGATTTAACATATGGAACCGTTGCACAAAAAGTATTTTTAACAACTTATGATGGTGCTGCTGGACTTAGAGCAAATAAAAAAGATTTTGTATTAAAACACAATGAAATCCCAATTTATTCTAAGACATTTAATCCAGTTGGAACAATAAGCACCACTACAAGCACCGTAGAAATACCAAGTCATTTCTTTAATGATAATGAAGAGTTAACATATACACCTGATTCAACATTCATCGGAATTGCAGCTACAGCAATATCCATTGGATCAACAGCAAATATTGCTGGAGTTGTAACAACATTATTACCAAGCACTGTTTATGCAAAAGTTGTAGATGAAAATCAATTCCAGTTATTTACAAGACCTGAATATGTTGCATCAGGTAGTCCAGTAACATTTACAGGAATCGGTGCTGGTAATGCTCATAAACTTATTATGAGAAAGGCACTCACAAAAACAATGATTGGATTAGATGGAGTTGTTCAACAACCAATTTCATTTACTTCTATCACCCACAATTTAGGAGTTTTTGATGGATTTACTTATAATAATGGAGTCGGTATTGGATTATCACAATTTGTATTAAGTGGAATTGGTTCTATTTCTCCAAGAGATTTCCTCAAAATTGATGATGAATATGTAAAAGTTACTGAAGTTGGATTCTCAAGCACACCTACTGGAGTTATAAACGATTCAACTGATGTATCATTAGGTATTGCGACTTTACCAGTAGTTAAAGTTGATAGAGGTCAATTAGGTATCGCAGCAACTTCACACGTTGTCAATTCCACTATGAGAGTTCACAGAGGTGCTTTCAATATAGTTGAGAGTACTGTATTTTTTGCAGAACCTCCAAAGGGAAATAATAGATCAAGAAGAGATGAAACTAATTTACCATTTGTAAAAGCAGGTTTCAGTGGTAGAACATTCCTTAGAAGTAACTATACAACTAATATGTTGTTTGACGATATATCTGATAACTTCACTGGAATAGGTAAGACATATACATTGACTGTTGGAGGTGCAAATACATCTTCAGGTATTGGCGTAGGAAATGGAGTTCTATTCATCAATGGCGTAT